TCGGCAACCTCGGCATCTGCACCATATTGCATGGTCAACAATGCTGGCTTACTGACATCTAACCCTGTCTAAAGCAAACTGATGCCCCGCCAAAGAAGCGGGGTGTCTTTTTGATGAGTTTTTTACCTCTTAAAGTTAACGGTCAATGTGTCGCGGATGACGAGACGTTATTCGCGCATATGGATGCGGCAATTGCTAGAGGCTTTGCACAAGTCAAGCAAGCTGAATCGGAAAAGACCGGCTCGATCTTGCTGGTAGCAAGCGCCCCAAGCGTTCGAGGGCAAATAGAACTCATCAAAAAGATGCAAGCAGCCGGTGCGCCGGTTGTTGCCATTAAGGGCGCACACGATTGGCTAATCGACAACGGCGTGATTCCTGATTACGCCCTAGCAATCGACCCACAAGAGCATCGGATCGCGTTCTACAAGCCTCATAAGGCCGTGAAGTATATGATTGCTTCACAATGCCATCCGGCGATGTTTGACAACCTTGCAGGCTGCGATGTGACCCTGTGGCATCCATACCTGACCAAAGGCCAAAACCGCCCCAAAAACTCTATGCTGATCGGCGGCGGTACAACTTCCGGCTTACGCGCCATGTCGTTGTTCTATGTCCTTGGCTGGCGAAAATTTGAACTGTTTGGCTACGATTCCTGCAATGATGGCGAAATGCTGCGGGTGAATGGTGATGGCCTAAAAGACGGCGACAGCTTGATTGAAGTCAGAATCGACCCTGATGGCGAGACTTTCTATTGCAACACGGCAATGGCTTTGCAGGCCGAGCATTTCCAAACATATTACGACTACTTACCGGATGCGGTGTTCAACGGTCACGGGCATGGGCTGATCCAGGCCATCATTCGCAAAAGGGCAGAAAACATGATGGAACTAGGCGGCATCATCAATACCCAAACGCAGCAAAATGATCGGGTTTCGTTTATTCACTTTGGCGATGTTTGGTCGGCAAGCTGGCGTTACCGCGCAAAAATACCGGCAGGCACATGGGCAAGCCTCAATGACTTGACCGCGGGCACATTGGTGTTTGCCAAACCTCAAGCGCATGAACTGATGGAAATGGCTCGGGCCAAGGCGCGTGGCGCACGGGTCATTGTGGATTTTTGCGATGACCATTTTGATTGGACGCACTATGCCGAGGCGCTGCGGATTGCCGATGTGGTGACTTGTCCAACCCAAGAAATGGCAAAGCGCATCAAGGCATTGGGCAAAGATGCCGTGGTCATTCCCGACCCTTTTGAATACGATCAGATGCTGCCACATTGCAACGGCGTGAATCTGCTGTGGTATGGGCACGCCGTCAACAAACAAAGCCTACAGCGCATCTTGCCGGACATTGAGCATTACCCGCTGCGAGTGGTGTCCAACTTCGGCGGGGCAATCCCTTGGTCGCATGAAACCATGTTGGAAGAATTTGCCCGCGCTGACATCGTGGTGATCCCCGCCACCGATACCTACAAAAGCCCAAATCGGGCAATTGAGGCAACCCGTCAAGGGTGTTTTGTAGTCGCAGAGCCGCATCCAGCATTGGAGGGTTTCTCTGGCATTTGGATTGGCAACATCAAAGAGGGCATTGAATGGACAACACAGAAGAACGTGTCAAGCAATATCTTGGCGGCGCAACAATTCGTGATGGAAAAATACTCGCCGCAAATAGTGATCGATGCATGGAAGACGATTACGAAACGGCCTACAACCTCGGATGCGGAAAAAAACATTGGAACGGCTGGGTAAACGTAGACCTGTATTCCGAAACATCGGACATCAAATGCGACTTGCGTAAGCTGGAACTTGCCAGCAATTCAGCCGATGCGGTCGCCGCCATTCATGTGCTGGAGCATTTTTACGAATGGGAAGTACACGCCCTGCTGTCTGAGTGGATGCGTGTTCTCAAGCCTGGCGGCAAGATGATTCTTGAATTGCCATGCATGGATAAAGTGTTTGCCTACATCCACAATTGCGTGGTGCATAAAGAGCCTTTGCAGCCGTTTATGGTCACCTATGCGCTATGGGGCGACCCCAAGCACAAAGACCCTGCCATGTGTCACCGGTGGGGCTGGTTTCAAAACCCGCTGCGCGATATGCTGCAATCGGTTGGCATGGAACGCATCGAATTCTTTGATCCGCGCTATCACTTTCCATTCCGAGACATGAGGGTTGAATGCTACAAGGTGTCCTAAGTAACGCCGAGCGCCATGCCCAAATGTCGCAAGCGCATGGGCAAATGCTTAAGAAAAGGCCCAAATTTAACGATAAATGGGCATCCATTGTCTGCTATGGCCCAAGCCTTGCGGACACTTGGAAGCTAATAAAACGGCCTATTGTCACGGTGTCCGGCGCCCATGATTATCTTGTCAGGCGCGGAATCGTGCCGGATTTCCATGTGGACTGCGACCCAAGGGAACACAAGGCGCGGATGCTGCAAAACCCGCAGGCCAAGACCATTTACCTGATGGCTACCGTTTGCCACCCAAAATATTGGGAAGTGCTGAAGGGCCGCCAAGTGCGGTTGTGGCATCTGATCAACGGCGATGACCTAGAAACCGTTGCATGGGTGATGCAAAACCATCCGGAAGGCGCAAACAGCATGATTGGCGGCGGCAGTTCGGTCGGGCAACGGGCGATGAATGTCATGGCGGCGCTTGGCTACCGGCGGTTTAACATTCACGGCATGGATTGCTCATTTACAACCGACCGGCACGCTGGGGCACATTTGGGCAAGGAACAAGCTAAAATTATGGTGAAAGCTGGAAACCGAGTGTTTCAGACCACCAAGCAAATGCTACAGGCAGCGATTGAGATGGAACAATTCATCACAACTCAGGATGCGGAGATCGCATTTTTCGGTGACGGGCTTATGCAAGAAACGGCACTTCAACTAAAGGAAATGGCATGAAGAACGAAACGGCTGGATGGACAAATGAAAGTTTCATGGAGGACAACCGAGGCAAGATGGCGGTGTTTTTCCATGCTGTACAAATTAAGAACAATTACAAATCGGACTTGGAAAAACGCCCAATCTTTGAGGAACGCATCTACTTGAAGAAGCTGGTTCCAGGCGATTCCACGTTGGTGGTTGACCGCCCAATGCGCGAAACCGACATGGAAGAATATCCAATTGAGTGGGCGCGGTTTGAGCAAAAGAAAGAGCAAAAATCCGATGGCACTCCGATTGAGGCATGGGCAGCAATCAGCGACACGCAAAAGGCTGAATTTCGGGCGCTCAACATCTTCACGATTGACCAGTTTGCCAAGCTGCCGGATTCCGCAGGCAACAAAATCATGGGTTTCAACGAATTGCGGGCCAAGGCTCAAGCATTCATTGGTGCGGCGCAAGATAGCCAAATGATGGACAAAATCCGCGCTGAGACTGATGAAAAATTGAAGGCCCAAGAAGTTGAAATGGCTGAACTTCGTGCCATGATTACGGAATTGACATCCAAAAAGGCTGGCAGACCTCGCAAAGAAGAAGTGGTGGAATAAATGGCATACACATTACTGCAACTGGTTGACCAAGTTTCGGGCGAACTGGGCTTGTCCCAACCAGCGGCAGTAATTGGTTCCACCAACAATCAAACCGTCCAACTGCTGGCTTTGTCTCAGCGATTGGGCAAAGACTTGGTGCGCGAATTTGAGTGGCAGCGGTTGGTCAAGGCTTATGTCCTGCAAACAACCGCCGGAATCAGCACTATCGGCACAATCACGGCAGGGTCAAAGGTCATCACCAGCATGGGAACGACCACCGGCTTAGAGGCCGGAAATGTGGTCACCGGTACAGGTCAAGCGCCATACGCTGAGATTTTGTCTGTTGATTCGGCAACCCAAGTCACGCTAAACACGCCGGTGGCAACCTCGACGGCAGCGGTGTCTATGACGTTTGCCAAGCAAGATTATGCGATGCCGACCGACTTTGACCGCATGATTTCGGATACAAATTGGGATCGCACAAACCATTGGCGCAACCTTGGAACGAAAACCAGCCAAGAATGGCAATGGCTGCAAGGCGGCATCATCTCGGTTGGCCCGCGTGAACGCTATCGTATATACAACAACCGCTTGCGGATTTTTCAAGCCTTAACAAGCATCTACACCTTTGCGTTTGAGTACGTCAGCAATTATTGGGTGATGTCTAGCGGCGCAACCCAAGGTGACAAGGGCGCATATAGCGTTGATACCGACACGGCAATTTTCCCTGATGACCTCATGCTGGCGGGTCTGAAGTTTTATTTCCTCAAAGCCAAAAAGCTAGATTATTCTGTTGAATTGGGCGAATTCATGCGGGCATTGAGTTACACAAAAGCGCAGGATGTGCCTGTTCCCGCGCAATCCCTTGCCCCAATTGGCATGAATCCGCTGGTTGGCCCTTGGAGTGTTCAAGACGGGAATTGGCCCGCACAATAGGAGATCATATGAAACTAGATGGACTTTACGCCAACATCCAAGCAAAGAGGGCAAGGATAGCCGCAGGATCAGGCGAAAAAATGCGTAAGCCTGGCACAGAGGGCGCACCTACTGCCAAGGCATTTAAAGAATCTGCAAAGACTGCAAAGCCTGAGAAAAAGAAATGACAGCGGCTTGGCAACGCAAAGAAGGCAAGAATCCCGAAGGCGGCTTGAACGCCAAGGGTAGAGCCTCGGCAAAAGCAGAAGGCATGGATTTGAAACCGCCTGTAAAGTCAGGCGACAACCCACGCCGTGCCAGCTTTTTAGCGCGGATGGGCAATATGCCTGGCCCAATGGAAAAGAACGGTGAGCCGACTCGATTGGCTTTGTCATTGAAAGCATGGGGAGCCAGTTCAAAAGAAGATGCAAGGGCCAAATCTAAGGCCATATCACAAAGAAACAAAAACTAATGCTTGCATCATTTGGCAGAGTGCCACCAAATCAGCGTAGCCAAACGGTATCTGTAGCCGCGCCAATTGGCGGTTGGAATGCCCGCGATGCATTGGGCGCAATGGAGCCGCTAGATGCGGTCACTCTGACAAATTTTTGGCCTGGCACAAACTCGGTTATCTTGCGAAACGGGTACACCAAGTTTGCGACCGGCATCACCGGCACGGTTCAGACCATTTTTGCCTACAGTTCCGGCACAGCAAACAAAATTTTTGCGGCGGCAATTGATTCGATCTACAACATCACGGCAGGCGGCACGGTGGGCGCTGCGGATATTACCGGCCTATCTAATGCCAAGTTTCAGTACATCAACATGACCACCACCGGCGGGTCATATTTGATGTGCGTCAATGGCGCGGACAAGCTGCGGACTTATGACGGTTCGGCTTGGCATAAAGACGGCGATGGGTCGCCCTACAACATCACCGGCGTAGATACTGCCAATTGCGTGAACATTACGCTATTCAAGAATCGCGTGTGGTTAGTGGAAAATGGGTCGCTAAAAGCATGGTATTTGCCAATCAATAGCATTGGCGGCGCGGCGCAATCATTAGACATGACCAGCCTTGTCCAATATGGCGGCTACATCATGGCGGGCATGACTTGGACGCTAGATGCTGGTTATGGCATGGACGATTACCTTGCGTTTATTACTAGCAATGGTGAAGTTGTTGTTTGGCGGTTGACCGATCCAACAACGCCAAGCGGCATTTCCATGACCGGTTTGTGGAAAGTTGGCGCACCTATTGGGCGGCGCTGCTGGTTGAAATATGGCGGCGATTTGTTAATCATCACCCAAGACGGCGTGGTTCCCATGTCCGGCAGCTTGCAATCGTCCCGCCTTGACCCTCGGGTGTCTATTACCAACAAAATCCAATATGCCATGAGCGTTGCCATCTCTACCTATGGCGCAAATTTTGGATGGAGTTTGCTTTACTATCCTAAAGAAAATCAACTGATTATGAATGTCCCTGTCGCTACAGGGCAAGAGCAACAATATGTGATGAACACCATCACCAAAAGCTGGTGCAACTTTACCGGCTGGAGCGCCAATTGTTGGGAAATTTATCAAGATGATCCTTATTTTGGCGGCAATGGTTATGTTGGAAAAGCGTGGAATGGCACGGTGGATGACACATCCAACATCAACGGTTTTGCCTTGCAAAGTTTTCAAAACTACGGGTCGGCGACTCAAAAGCAATGCAAGATGATTCGTTATCACTTGTTAAGCAACGGCACACCATCGATTTTTGGCAATGTAAATGTCGATTACAACCTTGATGACCAAAGCGCGCAATTAAATTTTTCTGTTCCGCAATATGGTCTTTGGGATAGCGGATTGTGGGATTCTGCCTATTGGGGTGGCGGTCTTTCTCCAGCCGCTGATTGGCAGGGCACAACCGGCATTGGATATTCTTTTGCTCCCACGTTGAACACAGCAACACAAGGGATACAATTGCAATGGGTCGCAACCGACTTGGTGTTTGAGGCTGGTGGTGTCCTTTGAGATCACTTCAGACCATTCAGCAGGACATTGGACTGCAAAAAAGGTCGATGGTGGCTATTTTCAAGAGCGCAGCCAGTCTATCGGGTTGAAGAAAGACGGCGAATTTGTCGCCGGTGTCATCTACGAAAACTGGCATGGCAAGTCAATCACTTGCCACATTGCGGTCACCGGCAGAATGACTCCGGCCTACTTAGCAGCCATTTTCGACTACCCGTTCAATGTTTGCAAGGTCGGCAAGATCATTGTGCCGGTCAGCAGCGCAAACATCACAAGCATCAAATTCGTTGAAAAAATGGGTTTCCAAGAGGAAGCACGGATCAAGGATGCGATGGCAGATGGGGATATGGTAATCCTCACAATGCCAAATGAACGATGCAAATATTTGGAGAATCGATATGGGAAAAAGTGCACCAGCAGCACCCGCAACGCCTGACTATGTAGGCGCTGCAAAAGAGCAAGGCGCGGCAAACGTCGAAACGGCGCGTGTTCAATCCAAGCTGAACAATCCCAACACATACACGCCTTATGGTACGCAATTGGTGTCTTATGAAGGCGATCAACCAACCATTACGCAAACGCTAAATCCCGAAGCCCAAAAAACATTAGAAGAACAGCAAAAAGTCCAATATCAGCTTGCATCACTTGGAGGCAAAAGCGCTGATCTTGCAAGCAATGTCCTTGACAAGTCTTTTAATTTTGGCGGCCCAAGTGTTCAAACCTCACTAGATTTAAGCAACATTGCCAAGATGCCGGTTAACGCCGGAACAACAGCGCAAGAAGCCATCATGTCGCGCCTAGAGCCATCATTGGCAAAGCAACGTACATCCACCGAAACCAACTTGATAAACCAAGGCTTGCGGCCTGGCACAGAGGCTTACGACAACGCCATTCATCTATTGGGACAGCAGGAAAACGATGCCCGCACACAAGCGGCATTGCAAGGCATCAATGTGGACATAGGTGCAAATGCTCAAGGTTTTAACCAAGCGGAAACCGGCGCAACCTTTGCCAACACCGCACAGCAGCAGGCACTTGCAGAAGCCATCCAGCAGCGTCAAATGCCGCTAAATGAGATCACCGCATTGATGTCCGGTAGTCAGATTCAGAATCCTCAATTTGGCGCTTATCAAGGCACAAATGTGGCTGGCACACCAATTTTTGCAGCTACCCAAGCAAAAGGCCAAGCCGATCAAAATATCTACAACCAGCAAATGGCAGCATCAAACGCAAACACCGCAGGGCTTTACAGTTTGGGCGGTGTAGCGGCTAAAGCTGCATTTGCATAAGGAGATATAAATGGCAGCAGTTAGCTTAATTGATCCTTATTCGCAACAAGCGGAAGAAATTGCGCGGCGGCAACGCATGGCGCAAGCATTGCAAGAATCAGGATCGCAAGTTTTGCAAATGCCCACAACGCCAGGCGTTGCAATCAATCCTTATGCTGGATTGGCAAAAATCTTAGAAGCTGGTCTTGGTTCATATCAAGAGAAAAAAGCGCGGCAAGATTACGCCAAATTGCAAAACGAATACCGCACAAATTACAACACGCAATTTGGCGATTTGGCACGGGCAATTTCTGCGCCTGCACAAGAAGCATTCGCCGGACAAGAAGCCGTGCCAAGCCAAGAAGCCATTCCAGCCAAACCAGCGGTAATGGCTCCTCAAATTGAAAAAAGTTTTGGCGGTTATGGAATGCCGCGAGAAGTTGGGCAATACGAAGTTTCTCCCGCTGTGGCAGGCAAAGAAGCCGTGCCAGGCCAGCCCGCAATTCCTGCGCGTCCCGCCTTGCCCGCTGGCTACATCAGCCCTGAGACATTACAAGGAATTGACATTCCCGAAGTCAAGCAATTGGCAATGGCTAGATATTTGGCACAGTTTGAGCCTAAAGATGTAAAACTTGGCGCTGGAGATGTTTTATATCGTCAACAAGGGCCAAATGGTCAACTTGCACCGGTGGCTACAGCGGCTCCAACTCCACAACGTCCAATTGCTCTTAGCCCAGGTCAAGAATTGCGTGGGCCAACCGGTAATTTGTTAGCTACAGCAGCAGCAAAATCTGAATCAACAACTCCGCATTGGGAAGCAACAACGCAAAATGTTGATGGAAAACCTGTGGCTGGTTGGATCAACTTAAATGCCACAGACAAAGCAGCCTCTTTTGTTGCTGGCGCAAAACCAGCCGAAGCAAAAGCAGCTACGCCGCATTGGGTTGAAGGTCAAAAAGATGTTAATGGCACAACGCAATTTGGTTGGTATGACTTGAATTCTGCGGATAAAGATGCATCGTTTAAGGCCGGTGCAAAACCTCCCGTTGGAGAAAAATCCAATTGGAAAGAAGTCACTCGAGGCAACCAAGTGTTTTATGAAGACTTCAATATTGCCGATCCTACAAAACGTCAAGCTGCTGCAATTGCAAAAGAAGCCGTTAAAACGTCGCCGCATTACAACGAAATTGAACAAGGTGGAAATGTTGTCATTGTTGACATGAGTTTGCCACCAAGCGAGCGTTTGGCTAATGCTCAAATCAAAGGGCCAATTCGCAACAACCTTGAAAAAATCACCACGACTGATGCAAGCGGGCGTGAAGTTTCTCGGTATGTGGATAAGGGTACGCTTGCCACCTTGGGCGACATCCCTGCCCCATACAAAGGTTTTATGTCCGATTTGGCAGAAGCCGGTCAATTGCCTGCAAACTGGCAAAACATTCCACAGATTGCTGGATTGGTGCGTGAAAACCTTATCAACAAAGCTGGCGGCATCACACCAAAAGATTTGGCAAATCTCAAAGTCCGAATTGCAGAAGCAGCGTCCCGCCTTGCGTACGAAGGCGTTCCAGGATTTAATCCAAAAGACCTTACGCCTGCATTGTCAAACTTTACAACTTTGTCAGGCGGTGCGCCAGCATCCGCACCAACGGCTACGCTAAAAATCACTACCCGCGCAGAAATTGCAGATGCCGCAAAACGCGCTGGCAAATCAATTGAAGAAGTAACCCGCGATGCAATCACAAAAGGCTATAAGGTGCAATGATGGCTTTGTACGATGATCTTTATGGTACTCCCGCACCCGCTGCGGTAGCGGCTGCACCAGCAATAGTCCCACAGCCGCGTCCCGTTGCGCCGGTTCAAATGGCAGCGCCTGCTGCTGCGGTAGTGCCCGATCCTTTGGTTGCCGCCATGCAAACAATGAAAGCTGGTGCGGTTGCCCCTGCTGCAATTGCAAGTGCATCATTACCCCGCCAAGCTGGGGAAAGCCCAAGGGCATACGATCAACGCATGGCAATAGCCCGTGCAGAAGCCGATAAATCGGCACGGGAAGCAATTGCGCCTGCTAAAAAACGTGATTTAACGTCCGGCGAAGTGGAAAAAATTACCGGATTGGATAATTCATTGGGCACTCAAATGCGCCTTATGGAAACCTTTAAGCCCGAGTACGCTGGCTATGGGGTCAAATTTGCCGGTGACATTGCCAACACAATTGGAAGCACTTTTGGCGGTGATAAGCAATCGCAAGCTGAATGGTGGGCTTCGCATGAAGCCAATGACAATGTGGCCCGTAATGCATTGTTTGGGGCATCATTGACCGCCGGAGAAAAAGCAGCTTGGGACAAAACATCAATAAACCCTGGAATGAATCCATCAATGGTTGAAAACCGCATGAGAGAACGTGCGGCATTGATTGATGCCAAACGCAAAACAAGCATTGAAAATCTTGGAAAAGCAAATTACAACGTAGAAAATTTCCAAACCGCACCGACTAATTTTGCGCCTGCTGCTGTTGCTGCTCCGCCTGCATCTATGCTGAAAGAAGGCCATATCACGACATTTGCCAATGGACAACAATGGTCGATGCGAAACGGCAAAGCAGAAAGGGTTAAGTAATGGCTGAACCTTGGCAAGTTGTATCTGTAGCGCCTGCACCACCGCCGGAATGGAATGTCGCGTCTGTTGAGCCAATCCCATTTAGCACCATGAAGATGCTGGGCAATGCGCCTGGCAGCTTTTACAAAAACACAATTGGCGGGTTGGTGGAAGCCTTATCTAGCCCCTTACAGACCGCAAAAGGCATTGCTGATGTCGCCGCTGGTGGGTTTTACAACGCCATGCCAGCCGCCGTTCAGCGTGGCATCAACGCCATTGAAGTCAATCCCGAAGCGCAACAGCGTGCTATCCAAACCGCCAATGTGGTTGGTCAAGAATTGGTGAAGCCTTACAGTTCAACCCAAGGTTTTAAGCAAACTGTACAAGAAGACCCATTTCGAATTTTGAGCGATGTCTCAATGCTTGCCGGTGGCGCTGGCGCAGGATTGAAAGCTGGCAACATATTGACCAAAGCATCGGACGTTTTGAATCCGGTAAGCCAAGCTACTTATGCCGCCAGCAAGCTAGGTCAAGGCGCTGAAGTACTTGGCAAAGGCTATTTAGCTGCAAAGTCAGGCGTTGGAACGGAGCCAATCAATCAAGCCATTAAAGCGGGCAAAGAAGGCAATCAAACCTTTTTGGAAAATATGCGAGACAAAGTGCCGTCTTTGCAAGTCTTGGACGATGCCAAAGCAAACTTGGCTCAAATGAATGCCGACAAGATGAAAGAATATCGGTCGGGCATGGTCAACATCAAAAACGACAAGACTGTTCTTGATTTTACCGGCATTGACAATGCGCTAAAAAATGCAGAAAGCATGGCGTATTACAAAGGCAAAATCAAAGATCAAACTGCCGCCAATGTGTTGGAAGACATGAAGAAAAAAGTGGATGATTGGAAAAATTCCAATGCCGCTGATTACCATACGCCGGAAGGCATGGATGCCTTAAAACAAACACTTTGGGAATCTTTTGGCAAATTAGGGCCGGAAGAAAAAACTGCATTTAGTGCTGGAAAACAGGTTTACGATTCGGTCAAATCTGAAATTGGCAGACAAGCGCCAACTTATGCCGAAGTGATGAAGGGCTATAGCGAATCGTCTGATTTGATCAACGAAATTGAACGCACATTGTCATTGGGCAATAAAGCATCTGCCGATACCGCAATGCGTAAGCTGCAATCATTGATGCGAAACAACGTCAACACCAACTATGGGCAAAGGCTGAGTTTGGCGCAAGAATTGTCAAATGCAGGCGGCAAAGACTTGATGCCAGCATTGGCAGGCCAAGCCATGAACAGCCTGACACCTCGCGGATTGCAAGGTGCATCCAATGTTCCAACAGCTTATTTGGCTTATGGCGCTGGTGGCCCAGCTTTGGCGGCTGCTGATGTTTTGTCATCTAGTCCTAGGGTTGTTGGCGAAACTGCCTATAAATATGGTCAGATGGCGGGAGCCTTAAATAAGGGCGCAGAAGCGGTGTCCAGCCGTGTTCCAATGACCGCGCAGCAAGCTAAGATGGCGGCTCTGTTAGCAGGGCAAGCGGGCAACCAACAAAGCGGACTTGATGAATGGCTGCGCCTAAATCAAGAAGCACTAGCACAGCAACAAAGGTGAAACCATGAGTTACAACGGCAGCGGCACATTCCAAATCAACACCTCGGGCCAGCCCGTGGTGACGGGCACGGTCATCAGCAGTTCCGCATTCAATGCGCTGACCGCAGACCTAGCAACCGGCCTGTCCACAGCAATCACAAAGGACGGGCAGACGGCGACCACCGTGCGAATCCCGTTTGCACAGGGCATCAATTCAAGCCTTGCCACAGACACCAGCAGCGGTTCTACAGGCTCAATTTACACCGCTGGCGGGGTAGGTATCACCAAGGGCTTGTTTGTTGGCGGCACGGCTACATTCAGCGCAACACCGGTCTTTTCTGCGCTGACAGCATCTAGCGCGGTGGCAACCGATGCGTCTAAAAATTTGGTCAGCGTTGCAAACACCGGAACGGGCAACAATGTGTTGTCTGCATCTCCAACTTTGACGGGGACAATAGCAGGCGCAAGTTTGTCGTTGAGTTCGTTGACCGCATCTAGTGCAGTTGCAACTGATGCGTCAAAAAATCTAGTTAGCGTCACAAACACGGGCACAGGAAACAACGTCCTTGCAACCAGCCCGACATTGGTCACGCCAGCACTAGGAACGCCTGCAAGTGGCATTTTAACAAACTGCACAGGTTTGCCACAAGCTGGTTTGGCTGCTAATGTTGCGGGAAATGGCCCTGCGTTTAGTGCTTATCCAAGCGCAACAACAAGTTTAGTTCAATATGTAGCAACAAAAATTACCTATGGAACGGAAGAATGGGATACAAATTCAAATTTTGCATCAAGTAGATTTACACCAACCGTTGCAGGATATTATCAAGTAAATGCTTCTACTAGTATGGCTACTGGAGCAGCATCAACATATATATATGTTTATAAAAACGGTGCTGTGTATAAAAGTGGAAATTTAGTTTCTTCTGCCACTTCTTCTTGGACAATTGTTTCTTGTCAAGTGTATTTGAACGGCTCTACAGATTACATTGAAATTTATGTTCAGCAAAACAATGCAACTCAAACTAATGAAACAGCATCAAACAGCAATTATTTTCAAGCAGCGATGATAAGGAGCGCATAACATGACACTCTACGACAAAATAATGGCGCTGTACCCTGCGCTGACTGAGCAAGATTTTATGACCACCATCCAGTTGCAAGATGACTCGGACGGCAAGGGTGCATACATAGCCAAGTGGGAGCATCCAACACTGGCGCGTCCTACTGATGAGCAATTAGCATGAATTGAGGCAAAATAAATGGAATTTCAACCGGTGTTCAACCTTATCGGCGGCGCGGTCTTGGTCGCTGTCGGGTGGTGGTGTAAAGAAATATGGGACTCGGTGAAAGCATTGAAAGCAGACATCAAGGCGATTGAGATTGACTTGCCCAAAAACTATGTTAGCAAAACAGACATCGAAAGCCGGTTTGACAAGATTGACGCAACTTTGGAGCGCATCTTTGACAAGCTAGAAGCAAAAGCCGACAAATGAATGCGCGGCCTTGTCATTTTTTTAATTGCCGCTTTTGTATACGGCGCAACGATCAAACGTGAATGTAGCGTTTCTGAGTTTGTAAACCTTATGTACTCAACCAATGATCCAAAAGAACGTGCAGACAAGGCATGGGAATGGTTGGAAGAATCAGGGCCGGTTTGCAGCAAACAGCAATTGACATTGATTTACGCAAATTTGCCAACCCTTATGGGGTCATCTGACAGCATGAAAATACGGGCAAAAATTGAGCAATTGCATGAAAGGGCAAAGTGATGGACGCTAAAGACCGGTTGATTTATTGGGTGACTATGATGGTGACCGCAACCCTTTGCTCTGTGGTTGTTGTTCTTATTGGTGCGCTAGTCCACGGGCTGTTTGTCAAGGAAGTGGACAACACCAAGATTTTTGAAATCATTGGCCCTGCTTTTCAAACCATTGTCGGTGGACTTATTGGCTGGTTGTCTGGCCTAAAGGTCGGTAGCCACATGGACGAAATCAAAGTAGGAGAAACAAATGGCACTTGATCCCGTATCCGCACTTCTTGACATTGGTGGCAAAGTCATGGATCGGCTGTGGCCTGATCCGGCACAGGCTGCTGCCGCAAAACTAGAACTTTTTAAGCTACAGCAATCCGGCGAATTGGCGATGATTGCGGGCCAGCTTGACATCAACAAGGCAGAGGCAGCAAACCCTAGCGTGTTTGTCTCCGGCTGGCGACCAGGCATTGGCTGGGTGTGCGGTGCAGGCTTTGCCGTCCAGTTTGTCATTGGCCCGTTGGCTGAATGGGGAAGCGCAATCTATGGTCACCCTATCAAATTTCCAAGCATGGACATGGGCACAATGATGCCTTTGCTTTTGGGAATGCTTGGCCTTGGCGGTATGCGTACTGCTGAAAAAATCAACGGGGTTGCCGCCAAATGATCAATTCCCGCAGTTTGGATGACCTAGCCCCGCCCGTTAAACAGCGGGCACAAGCGTTTGTAGATGCTGCCAAGGCCAAGGGCATTGACTTGCTGGTGACCTCTACCTACCGCGACAGCGAAAGCCAAAACGCGCTTTACGCTCAAGGCCGCACAACGCCTGGCAACATTGTCACTCGAGCCAAGGCCGGTGAATCATGGCACAACCACCGTTGCGCTTTGGATGTAGTGCCTTTGGTCAATGGAAAAGCCATATGGGACGATCAGGCCATGTGGAAACAAGTGGGCGAAATTGGCAAATCTTGCGGCTTAGAATGGGCTGGTGATTGGAAGACGTTTAAAGAATACCCGCACTTTCAATATACGGGTGGAATGACTCTTGCCCAACTTCAGCAAGGCGCAAAAATCACTTAGTCAATCATTTTTTTCTTTGATGTCGTAAAACCAATCTTCGCCTGCTGACCACTTGCGTGTGCCATCGACCGTCCAAAAAGTCTGCGCCGCTTGGAAATCAGGGAATTTTGTTTCTGTGGGCACTAACGATTGGTCATACCAAAGACACCGGTTGTTTGGCTGACAAGCAAATTGCCCATTCTCAAGGCGCATGAAATTGAACGATTTGTGTTCTTCGGCTTGTTCAGTAAAGCCGGTGTCAAGGTCTTGCCCATCAGCGCAAAAATCAACGGTGAACAGGTAATGACCATGATGCCATTGCTTGTCTTTGCCAAGGAATTTCACGCCCAAATTACGCAAAGCAATCTTTTCCACTACCGTGAAACGGTAGCCCATGCAATCCCATAGCTGCAAGAAATCGATGGGCAAATCACCGTGGTCTGTTTTCCACACATAAGCGTGGATTGGCAGCTTGTCGTACAACGCACCGTAAGCTGGCAACAGCGATTCAATGCGAAACACTTGCCCGCGCAAGGCTTTGATGCTGACCCAAATCGCTGGCTCCAATTCGCCGTGGCCTTTGGTGAAATTGTGCAAAAACTCACGCCGCACAAAACATTTCAATGGAGGCAGCGCCGCAACGATGTAACTCATGTGTTTTTCTCCTTACATGAAACACTCACGATGCGACCGCACCAACGGCAATCTTTATGGTATTTACCGTTATAAACCCATGCTTTTCTTGGTAACGGATGCCCAATTTTTCCGCACAGCCACCATCTAAACTTAGCCCACCATGTTTCACCCATTGTTTTTTTCCTTGAGTTTGGCTTCAATCTGTTGCAGCCATTTTTTGCATTGGTCTTGGCTTAACCAGTTTGGACAATTTAAGTACATCTCCTCATCTGTCAGCCCTACCCACGGGCGCTTTGGTGGGGTGGTAAAGAGAGCGGTAGCGTTTTCAAATGGCTTCTCTGTATGCGCTTGCAATCCATATCCAAGCCAGTAATCGGGTTCCTGCGCTGGCTGTGCCAAGGCTGCTTTAGTTTGCTGCAAAAGTGAATTGACTTCTGCGAACAACTCATTCCGAATCATTGACGACATTACGACTTTGCCGTCTTTTACAAACGTATGCAGTATTTTTTCTAGCCCATTAACAGCCAGCTTCAATGCTTCACGCTCAGGCTCCTGCAACTTGTCCGCAGCCGCGCTACGTTTTGAATCAAATCCGGTCATAGCATTCCACCTTTCAATGTGATGCAAGTACCCTCAATCAGCGTGACCATGCTGCCGCCTTTGAGCGCCATCTTTTGCAAATTTTCTTTTTGTGCGTCTACCGCAGCGCGGCATTGTTTTTCGGATTTGTACCAATTTTCCGCTTGCATAAACTCGCAGTTTCCATTCATACAAACAAAAAGCACAGGAATAAAAATAATTTGAATCATGCTATCAATCCCCACAAAACTGCGCCAACGGTGCATACAAACAAAAGGAAAAACCCCACGGCAAGGACTGTCTTTACCATGTCAATGAAGAAGTCGCCGCCACCGGAATCATTGTCTTCGTTCATTTGCAATGCTCTGTGAAGATTGCCATTGCGTTTTTGCATGGCGGGCAATAGGTTGCGTATCCAATCCAAAAAAACACAACCGTGACGGTACAACTAAAGCCAATCAAGGCCAATGTGGTTTCAATCAATCTCATAACAATGACCTCTGTTGTGGTTGAAATGCCCATTCACGTTCCAGCCGGTTTGACAATGATTTGACCAATTGGCCCGTTTGTTTGATCAGCCCCTGGCGCTCCAATTCGGGTAACCGGCGGCTGATCTGATTCTTGTCCAGCTTGGACAGCAGCATGATGCCGTCCTTGCCAAGTGCCCCGTATTTTTGCAAGCAATCAACAATGATGATGGCGTGATCTTTAGCAAGGCCATTGGCCTGTGCTGCCGCCATGTAACTTGTCACCGGATCGGTGTTTCTAGAAAGGAATGTCATCTTCATTCTCCTTTGGCAAACCTTGATACTTGTCCTCGCGTGGGCGTGGCTCATTGATAAACGCCCAACCGTCCCAACCACCTTCTTTCAGCGGAATCACATCCAGTTTGAGCATTTCGCCTTTTTGCGTTTGGATGATTGACCCAATTCGTTGATAGCGGTTCTTTTGTTGACCATCGGCATTGGTGTAGCTTCCAACGATACAAGTAATTTCCATTTTGATTTTTGACATGATTACCCTTTAAGTGATTCGGCGTGTTTTTTAATGCTGCTGCGGGTTTTGCTGTCAAGCATTCCCCACAAAGCGGTTTTTTCTTCCACATCTGTGATGCCCAAATATTCTTCAAACGCACCGATTAAGTCATTGGCGCTCATGCGCTCATCAATGGATGCTGCAACATCTGCCACAACTGCCATGCGGGTGGGCGGCACAAGATCAGTTTTGGTCGCTGACACTTTTGGAGCCGGTGTTTTAGATGCCGCATTGCCATCATCATCTTCCGGCGCAATTCCAGCCGCCGCCATGAGGCTGTAGCGCCTGGCATAAGTCAATGCGCTGCCATAGCCCTGCGCGTCCTGTTTGCTGGCAGGAACGTGCAGCTTGCCGCATTCCATCATTTCGCCTGATTCATGCACAAACACCGTTTCCACGGTAACGCCGGTGCTGTCCTCAGATGTGCGCTGGATAAGGGCTATTCCTGCGGCATTTAAGGCATCTACAACGGCCTCAATGCAACCGGCAAGATCAACGTACTTAGACCGGAAATGCGGGTTTGTGGACGTTTTTAACGCCGGTGCAAACCCGCGCTGGGCGCGTACCAAAGCTGATGCAATATTTTTCATAAATCACCCCTTTCGATAGTTAAGAAAAACCAACATTAAAGCCCACCAACTTGAGCCTGTTACCCAAACAAGAAAACATATGGCAGCGAGCAATGCTATGTTTTCTAAAAGAGCCCAACCGTAATTAGTCATAAGTCACCACCAAAATCAATTCCACAATATTCACAATAAAAGTGCCAGCAAATGCCAACTTCGCCTTTGACTTTCTGCCCACAGTCTCGCCCGCATTCGGGGCATTCGTATTCTTCCAATTCACGGTCAGGTTTTACATGGTCGTCCATTTTTATGTTCCTAATTTTTTGCATCAGTAATATCGTGGGCCGCAAGTGACATCAACAATGGTTTCGGCGGTGTAACCATTGATCTTGCGCTTACCAAACACCGTGATTGCCCGCAATCCGGATGTCTCACATTGTTTGACAGCATCAATAACCTCAGACCGGCCCATTGATTGGATTTTCTTATCCATCACCAATTGCTGCTCGGTCATGGGCGGTTCGCTGGCGCAGCTTACCAGCGCAAGGCATAGTAGATATTTCATGCGCGTTCTCCCATCAGCATCTGTTCAATGTTGCCGATCTCTTCCACAGCAAATTCAATTTCTTTACACAGATGCCGCACTTGCGCCCGCAAGCATCCAACTTCGTAGGCCAACCGATCGCAGCGGTCGGTGCTGTAAGCATTGGCGCGATCTTCACAATCTTTGATGATTTCAGCGGATTTCATTTTTGGAGCCTTTCGTTGATGTATTGGCGTAAGTAATTGCGTGTTGCTGGGTTGAGGTAGTCAATCCATTCCAAGCCCTCGTAGATCACAGAGCAAATCACAAGGGAATCGGTATCGGTGTTCCATTCGTATTCAACAAGCAGCTTGGCAAATTCGCCGTTGCCCATCCTGTCCCATTCAACTTCATGTGTACTGTTAACGATTGCCATTTAGTTCTCCAATGTTTTGTCTAATTGCTCTTCCAAATGCTTAATCAAGTCTTTGCCCAAAATGTCAAAGAACTCAACGCCGTTATGCGTGATTGACCAAATGCTGACCCATTCTTTTCTAGGGTCATCACATTTGATAACGTCATAGGCGATTTCAAACTCTGCGCCTTCATATGTGTATTTGGTTAAGGTCATACGCCGCCCCCGACAAAGTAGCCAATGGTGTAGCTGATGATTGCAATGGATGCCGTTGTAATGATGTTGTCCCAGGTTTCTTTTGTCATTTGACTTTCCTTAAAAGACCGCTGCAATGTGTGCGGGTTGAGGCAAGTATAAGCTAGCTTACACACATTAAGCCAACTTACATTGCGAAATGCGTTAGGGCAAACCCTATGTTTGATGCCCATAAGACAGCTTACAATCGCAAGATGACCAAACAGGAACTTATCGACAAAGCAGGCTCACGCAAGGCGCTGGCTGAGTTGCTAGGCATTAGCCTGGCAGCTATCAGCCAATGGACGGTTGTGCCCAAGGCGCGGCTGTGGCAGGCTAAAGATTTGCGCCCTGAGTGGTTTTGATTTAGGATTTGGGCACGGCTACCTTTAGCGGGGGAAAAGGCGATTCGTTACCGCCCTGCCGATGTTCTTTTAAGTAACGCAAACCGATAACGTAAGGTTAAAAATGCACTATTATCAATTTAACATTGGTGACTACGTCAGCCACACAAGGCATCTTTCCCCCATTGAAGACATTGCATATCGGCGATTGCTGGATGCCTACTATCTAAGTGAACGCCCGTTGAACAGCGGTGTGGCGGTCGTTGCACGGCAAATAGGATTGCGCGACTATGAGCAAGAAGTCGCCATTGTTCTTGATGAGTTTTTTAAGCTGACCGATGAGGGCTGGATCAACAGCCGTGCGGACAAGGAAATTGCTCATTTTCATAGCAAAATTGAACAAGCGTCAAAGGCGGGTAAAGCATCTGCTGAACGCCGGAGCAACGCCCGTTCAACGGACGTTCAACCAACCAATAACCAAGAACCAATAACCAATAACCATAAACCAAAGAATACAAATACAGTCGCCCCGCCTCACGGCGTGACGGTTGGTGTTTGGCAGGATTGGTTGAAATTGAGAAAATCAAAAAAGGCTGCGGTCACGCAAACCGCCTTAGACGGCATACAGCGCGAAGCGGACAAAGCAGGGGTCAGCTTACAGACAGTCCTTGAAACGTGCTGTGAACGGGGCTGGACGGGCTTTAAGGCCGAATGGATGCAGTCTCATGCCTATCAAGACAAGAACATGGGCGCAGCCAGGGCCATCTTTGGTGACGAAAGGAACTTCAATGTCCTCAAAATTACCTGACGGCTGGATTCAGCGGCTGTTTGCGGCATTGCAAGGCAATTACGGCACTCGGTTTATGAATCAATGGAAAACTGGACAGACGCTGCCGGACGGGTCTGATGCCGGTGTGGTCAACGCCATGAATCATTGGAGTGAAAAAATGGCGGGATTTAGCGCGGCTACGATTAAGCGGGCGCTGGAGAACTTGCCGGAAGACCCGCCTACGTTGCCACAATGGATCAATTTGCTGCGCCGCAGCTATGTTGAGCCGCCTTTTTTGCAGTTGGGGAATGAATTGACCGCCGAACAGCGGGCAAAGAACAAGGCAAGAATTGCTGAACTGATTGCAAAGGTGAAAAAATGAAATTTCTATCAGTTTGCAGTGGGATTGAGGCGGCAAGTGTCGCCTGGCATCCATTAGGATGGGAATCGGTAGCGTATTCGGAGATTGAACCGTTCCCTTGCAAGGTGCTACAGCACCACTATCCAGACGTGCCCAACTTGGGCGATATGACCAAATTTAAGGAGTGGCCTGATGCAGATGTCGATGTTTTCGTTGGAGGAACACCATGCCAATCTTTTTCAGTCGCAGGACTCAGAAAAGGATTGGATGACCCTCGTGGCAACCTCATGCTTACCTATCTTGCCATTGCTAAACGATATCGCCCCAACTGGTTGGTCTGGGAGAACGTCCCCGGCGTTTTGTCCTCCGCTGATGGACGGGACTTTGGTTCCTTCCTCGGAGGGTTGGCAATCCTCGGGTATGGGTTCGCATACAGGGTGCTTGACGCTCAATATTTCGGAGTGGCACAGCGACGCAAACGTGTGTTCGTTGTCGGATACCTTGGAGACTGGCGACCTGCCGCAGCGGTACTTTTTGAGCGCCATAGCTTGTCGGGGCATCCTGCGCCGAGCCGAGAAAAGGGGAAAGAAGTTGCCGGAACAATTGCAGCACGCTTTGGAAGTAGCGTGGACATGACTCAGACATTGCAAGCCAAGAATCCAATGGCGGTGGCACAACCTGTTTATGAGTTGCATAGTCAAGATAGCAGAGTGCGTGAATTGGGAGATGTCTGCTCTACTGTTTCAGCCACATATGGCGCTGGCGGTGGTAATGTGCCAATTACATTGATGCAAGCAATGGCAGTACGCCGTCTAACTCCCGTGGAGTGTGAGCGCTTGCAAGGGTTCCCTGACAGGTACACCGACATCCAGCCCAAGGGCAAGGCAACCCCTGACGGGCCAAGGTACAAGGCGCTAGGAAACTCAATGGCTGTGCCTGTGATGGCATGGATTGGCAAAAGAATTCAAGCGGTTGATGCTTTGCTATGAGACACGCTGCAAGGGTTGACGCAAACCAACAGGCCATTGTTGCCGCGCTGCGGGATGCTGGCGCTTATGTGTGGATCATTGGTTTGCCGGTTGACCTACTAATTGGATACAAAGGGCACACTTTCTTGATGGAGATCAAAACCACCTCTAAAAAGCGTTTAACGGGCCTACAAGCCGACTTTTTCCAAAATTGGGCCGGTGGTACGTTATGCAGGGTTGACAGCCCACAGGCGGCTTTAGACATGATTAGAGGCTTAGATGAGAAGCCTTGAACAAAACCGCATGATGTGGGCAAACTTGGAAGACATTGCCCAACAAGTGGTGTGGTACGGTGTTAAGCTGACAAAAGACGAATGGAAAGATGTTTTGACCGCCGCGCTTAAAAAACAAAAAGTAGTGCCTGGCATTGAAGGCGGCTTTGTCGTGATTGGTGCGCGTACTAGCAAGATGACCGTGCCGGAAATGACCGAACTAATAGAGTTATCCACAGCCTTTGGCACACAACAGGGCGTGAAATTCCGCGCTTTTGTAGACGAATGAAATGCCCTAAATGTGGCGCATGGACTGTGGTCAAAGAAACCCGCGCAGATGAAAACAATAGCCGCCGCCGCCGGATTGAATGCGCCAATATGCACCGATTCACAACCTTGGAGACTGTAATTGCTACAAAAACACAACTACGTCAGAAGCAAAAAGTTGCTGAAGCTAGTGGCAAGCCTTGATTGCCAATGCTGCGGATCAGGCCAAATGGTGCAGGCCGCACATACAAATTGGGGCGGCGGCAAGGGTCGGGGCATCAAGGCAGACGATAATTTGGTGGCTGCGCTGTGCCTACATTGCCATTTTGAGATTGACCAAGGGCCAAATTTGGACAAGAATGAGCGCCAGCAGCTATGGAATCAGGCGCACCAAAAAACGGTGGATGCATTGACTAGCGCGGGCCGATGGCCTAAAGACGTTCCATTGCCTTACAATTAAGAGGTCAACACGCATGGGGATTGACTCTAAGGATTCTTGGGGTAGCGCACAGTCTCCAGCCGTGTTGGTAATCCTGCGAAAGCGGCGCGACGCTGGTGGACGTGTTCCACCTTTAAGTGCGTAGGCAAGTGCCAACAACTTTAAAGGATTGCCATGAAAAACAATGTCGCGGACTTTATTTCGACCATGCTGCACAGCGGCACGGTGACGCATTTCATGCATTTGGCAACCGATTCTTATGCAACGCACAAGGCATTGGGCAAGTATTACCCCGAAATCATTGAGTTGACCGATGATTTTGCTGAGGCTTACGCTGGATGCTACGAAAAAATCAAGGATTACCCCGAAAACTTTCACAACGCCAAAGACCCGCAAAAGTACATGGCAAGCCTAAAAACTTACATCGAAAAAAATCGGGTGGCATTACCGGAAGAATCCCAACTGCAAAACATCGTGGACGAAATTGCCGCTTTGGTTGACGCTACGATTTACCGTTTAACCCTCAAATGATCCGCATATTTGCAGGATACGACCCTCGGGAAGCCGTGGGCTACCATGTATTCTGCCAATCGGTCATAGAGCGCACCAAGGGGCTGGTCAGTATCACGCCCTTATCCGGCAAGCAGCGGGATGGCACAAACGCATTCACTTATCAGCGGTTTCTAGTCCCATTTCTGTGCGGATACCAAGGCAAAGCCATATTCTTAGATGGCAGCGATATGCTGATGCTGGCAGACATTGAAGACCTTGAAAGCCTGTTTGACCCGCGCTATGCCGTCCAGGTGGTCAAGCATGACTATCAGACCAAACACCCGAGGAAGTACATTGGCACACCGATGGAAGCCCGAAATGGCGACTATCCGAGAAAAAACTGGTCAAGCGTGGTGTTGTGGAACTGCGAACATAACCGCAACAGGGTGCTGACACCGGAATTCATTGAGGAAAGCACAGGTGAGGAATTGCACCGATTCCAATGGTTGCCCGACTCATTGATTGGCGACTTGCCAAGGGAATGGAACGTGCTGGTAGGCGAACACGACCATTTGCGGACAAAGATTGCCCACTACACGCTAGGCATACCCGAATTTGACCATTACGCTGATTGCGACTACAGTAAACCTTGGTTCAACACAAAGAGCCGGATGCTAAACGGCTTGATTCACATGAAGGACGCATATGCCGAGCACTAGCAGCAAACAAGCCAAATTCATGGCAGCAGCCGCCCACAACCCTAAATTTGCAAAAATGGCAGGCATTCCGGTAAAGGTAGCCAAGGAATTCAACAAGGCTGACCAAGCCAAAAAAGCGCCGCCGAAGAAGAAATAATGGCTGACTATCGACAATTGGCTGGTGCGCTGACAAATAGCGACACGATACAAGCTACACCGAGAAATCCGGTGTTGGGCGGTGTTGCCGACTTGTTGGGCATGGCTTACAAGCTGCCTGAGATGCCCCGCATGGGCGTGCCTGGCATTGATTTTTTGGCGGCAAATCGCAAAAAAGTGATGGATTTGCTTGGAATGGGCGATGTCCAAAAGACCGCCGATGCTTTGTCTTACGGCAATGCAGTCGGAACAGGCTCGGGCATGACCTACCGCCCAAAGGACGAAACCATTGGTGCTGCGCTGGCAATTGCACCATTTGCTGGCAAAGCAATTCGCGCCACAGAAGGATTGCCGGTGGGCGCAAGCATCAAAGATGTTTCATACCGTGGTCAAGGGCATTTGGCTCCGAATGCAGACACTTATGGCGCAACACTTGATGATTTGACAAAAATCATGCCGGATGATGTTTATTCGGCGCAAGGCAAACAATTGTATGGAATTGGCGATAGGCTAATTGATTCTGAATGGCGCATTGCAGCTTTGAAAGCTAGAGGAAAACCGGATGCTGAAATTGAAATATTTAGAGCAGTTCCCAAAGGTGTAAACGACATCAATAGCGGAGATTGGGTTTCTACAAGTAAAGCATACGCAAAACAGCATGGCGAAAGCACATTGAATGGCGAATACAACGTTGTTAGCAAAAAAGTAAAAGCTAACACTTTGTCAACTGAAGGCTATCCATACGAATATGGATACAATGAAAAAAAGCCATAAAGAATGAGTTTTATATGACTTCAGAATCTAAAGTAGGCAAGACTAGAAAGAAAACGGGTGGTCGCACGGGTGGAACGCCCAACAAGGCCACGCAACAGGCGCGTGAAGCCATTGCGATGTTTGTTGATGGTAATGCCCATAGACTGACCGAATGGCTTGATACGGTCGCTAATGGCGATCCTAAACATGAGATCAAGCCCAATCCGGCAAAAGCGTTTGAGTTGTTCCAATCGGTGGTGGAATACCATGTGCCTAAGCTGGCAAGGACTGAAGTCACAGGCGCTGATCAAGGGCCGGTGGAAATGATAGTGACATGGGCAAACGGGAAATAATCCTGCCGTATAGCCCAAGGGACGCATTTATGCCGTTCCACAACCGCACGACCCGCTGGTCATGTTTGGTTGCCCACCGAAGGGCCGGTAAGACCGTGGCGGCAATCAACGATGTAATCAAGCGGGCGATAACAGAAGGCAACCACAGCGCCCAATATGCTTACATTGCCCCGTTCCGCAGCCAGGCCAAGCGGGTAGCATGGGACTACCTCAAGTATTACGCCGCACCAATCACCAGCACAAGCAATGAATCCGACCTAATGGTGGAACTGATCAATGGCGCAAAGATCATGTTGTTTGGCGGCGACAACGCTGACAGTATGCGCGGAATGGGTTTCAATGGTGTCTATCTTGACGAATACGGCGACTTTCGGCCTAGCGTTTGGGGAAATGTGATTCGGCCTACGCTGTCTGACCGGCTGGGTTGGGCGGTCTTTGGCGGCACGCCCAAAGGTAAAAACCAATTCCACGACATTTACAAGGTCAGCCAAGGCACACCGGATTGGTTTCTGTTGCGCTTACCGGCATCTGTAAGCAAAATCCTGCCTGATTCCGAACTAGAGGCGGCACGGGCGCAATTGAGCCAAGATCAATTTGATCAAGAATACGAATGCAGCTTTGATGCGGCAATCATGGGCGCGTATTACGGGCAAGAAATGCGTTTGGCGCAGGACGAAGGCCGGATTAGGGAATTGCCATTCGATGTCGATGCGCCGGTCTATACCGCATGGGACTTAGGTTATCGAGACGATACCGCCATTTGGTTCTATCAAGTTATCCGAGGCGAGATCAGGGTCATGGATTACTACGCCGTAAGCGGCGCAGGCATTGAGGACATAGCCCAAGTGGTGATCGACAAGGGCTATCGGTACACCAAACACTATCTACCGCATGACGCACGGGCAAAGACGCTGGCATCGGGCGGCAAATCCATTGTGGAACAGCTTGCGGCACACCTTGGCGGCATGAGTAAGCTGGCAATCGTGCCTGAGATTGGCATCCAAGATGGCATCCAAGCGGTCAGGATGGTGCTGCCAAAGTGCTATTTCGACCCAAGCTGTGAGGAAGGGCTAGAGGCGCTGCGCCAATATCAACGGGAATACGACGAGGACAAGAAGGCATTTCGACAAAATCCCCGCCATGATTGGTGCTCACACCCAGCGGATGCCTTTAGAATGCTTGCAGTCGCCTACCGGCAAGAGGCAAGAGATCAAACGCCGCCTAAGGGCAAGACCCTGCAAACCATCACATTGGATGAGTTGTGGGAATATGACACGCATCAACATCGTGGAGAACGTATATGAGCCAGCCAGTAGCAGAAGTCGGTGGGTACAAGAACATCACAGCAACCGGCGCAGTCAGCACCGGCCCTTGCCAATTGATTGGCTTTTACGTCAACAGCACAACCATCGGCACTTTGGTGCTACGCAATGGCGGCGCAAGCGGCGAAGTAATGTCGGGCACGATTACACCCGCCATCGGGTTTCACCGATTTCCTGCCAACGTGGGCGTAAGTCTCTATGCCACGATTGGTGGCAGCGCATTGGACGTAACATTCTTCTTTGCTGCGGGTAGCTGATGGCTTATCAAGAAATGGGTGCATATGAGGGCGATAACCCTGGCCCGTATTGGCACGACCAAATAGAGGCCGCACAAAAGGTCTTTGACAAGTGGGAAAAGCGCGGGCATAAGATTGTCAAGCGTTATCGGGACGAGCGCGATGCGGTAGAAATGCCCCGTGTGCGCTACAACATCCTGTGGTCAAACATTCAAGTGCTGTTTCCTGCGCTGTATGGCAGGCAAGCCAAACCCGAAGTTTCCCGCCGTTACATGGATCAAGACCCCGTTGGTCGGCTGGCATCCACAATGCTGGAACGGGTCATGGAGTACGAAACCATTCAATTTGGCGACTTTGACCAAGCCATGCGCGGCGCGGTGGAAGATCGATTGCTGCCTGGTCGCGGTACGGCGTGGATTCGCTATGAGCCGGTAATCGTTAACGAACAGCCCGAAGTAAGCGAAGGCGCTGTAGAAGTAGAAGAGCCAGGCGAGGCTCAGATTTACAACACGCAAGAAGAACCAACCGAGCGCATTGATGCGGCGCATAGCCCCATCGATTACGTTTATTGGACAGACTTCTTGCATAGCCCAGCGCGCACATGGGACGAAGTATGGTGGGTTTCCCGTGCCGTCTACATGACTAAAGACGAAGGCATGGAGCGTTTTGGCGATGTCTTTGCAAACGTGGGCCTAGACAGCAGCAACACGGACATGGATGCCAAAAATCCAATGACCGCCAAGAACACTTATGACAAAAAAGCCAAGGTGTTTGAGATTTGGAACAAGCGCACCGGCAAGGTTTGCTGGATTGCCAAAGGTTATCCACAGGCGTTAGATGAGCGTGATGACCCGCTGGAACTGGAAGAATTCTTCCCTTGCCCGCGCCCATTGATGGCAACCACCACCACAGGGACAATGATCCCCGTGCCGGACTATGCTGAGTACGAAGACCAAGCGCAAGAACTGGACAACCTGACCCAGCGCATCTACTTGCTGACCAAAGCCTGCAAAGCTGTCGGCGTGTTCAATGCCGAATTCAAGGAATTGGGCCGGTTATTCACCGAAGGCGTGGACAACAAGCTATTCCCTGTGACCGCATGGGCGGCAATGAGCGAAAAGGGCGGCTTGAAGGGCGCTATCGACATGATGGACACCTCGACCATCATTGTCACCTTGCGGGAACTGTATTCAGCACGGGAACAAGTCAAGCAGGCCATCTACGAGATCATGGGCATCTCGGACATCCTGCGCGGCGCATCCAAAGCCCAAGAAACCCTTGGCGCACAGCAGCTAAAGGCGAACTTTGGCAGCTTGCGAATGCGGAGCAGCCAAGGCGATGTGGCGCGGTTTGCGTCTGACATCTTCAAGCTGAAAGCGCAAGTAATCTGCAAGTTTTACCCGCCCGAACTGATTGTGCAAATGTCCGGCGTGATGGACACACCCGATGGGCAAAACCCGCAATTGCTGCAAGCCGCCGTGCAGATGCTGTCCAACAGCACCATCCGCGACTTTCACATTGCGGTTGAGGCCGATAGCTTGGCGCAAATTGATGAACAAGCAGAGAAACAAGGCGCACAAGAGGCCATCCAAGCTATTGGGGTGTTCTTGCGTGAGGCAATCCCCATGATTAGCCAAGCGCCCGAAACTTTGCCAATGGCATCCGAGATGCTGCTGTTCTTGGTGCGCCGGTTCCGCGCCGGTCGCGGGCTAGAAAGCGCAGTCGAACGCGCCATGAAATCCTTGGAAGAAAAGGCGGCAATGGCTAAACAGCAGCAGCCTGGCCCATCACCGGAAATGCTGCAATTGCAAGCTGACCAGCAAGCAGAGCAGATGAAGATGCAAGCGCAAGCGCAGACTGAACAAATGAAACTGCAAGCGCAGGCTCAGATTGAGCAAGGCAAGGCACAACTTGAAATGCAGATTCAGCAAGCCAAGATGCAAGCCGAAATGCAATTGGCGCAAATGAAGGCTGATTTTGAGACTGCCAAGCAAAATAACGAATTGCAGATAAAGGCCCGTGAAATGGCCGGTAAGGAAGAATATGAGCGATGGAAAGCCGAACTGGATGCAGCGACCAAAATCATGGTGGCACGCATTGGTAGCAACCCTGGAGTCGACCTACCGGTCGTTGAAGCAGCGGCTGCACAAATAACCAATGAACTAGGCGCACCAATCATGCAAGCAATGGACAAAATGGCTTTGATGCATGACCAAATGGCAAATATGCATGGTGAAACCATGCAGAACATTGGCGCTGCTATGCAAAAGCTGAACGCACCCAAGCGCGTCATTCGCGGCCCTGATGGGCTCGTGGTCGGCGTGGAGGCCGTCCAATGAGCCTTGTCCTCGCGGATCGGGTCAGACAGACATCCACGACAACGGGATCGGGCACATTCACGTTAGACGGATCGGTCACCGGCTTTCAGTCATTCAGCGCGATAGGCGATGGAAATACGACCTATTACACAATCACGATTGATTCCCAATGGGAAGTTGGCATTGGGACGTATTCAGCAGGCACATTGACCCGCGATACGGTAATTTCGTCTAGCACCGGCAGCAAGATTGTTTTTGGCGCAGGAACAAAAGATGTGTTTGTGTCCTATCCCGCCGGAAAATCAGTAAATCAAGACGCAAATAACCGTGTTTTGATACCTTACACATCAGGCGTTACCAATGTTGGTTCCTTGAATGTAGGAGATGCAACATCACACACCGATTCTGGCGTAATTGCAGGATTTACCGCAAGTGAGCCGCTTTATTTGTACACCAGCCTACAAAACACAAGCAGCGCCAACACATCGTATGCAAGCTATGCGGTCAACGATGGCGGGCACACGGCATATGCTGAATTGGGAATAAACAATTCAAACTATAGCTATTCGGCTGCGGGTTACCCCAACAACGGCTTTTCAACCCCGTTGGCAAGTTTTGTGGAATCGTATGGTGGCCCGTTGGTTTTGGGTAGCTGGGACAATCAAAAAATCAGTTTTATCACTTATGGCGCTGTCAACACGACAGACGCAATGACCATAAACACCAATGGATCGGTTGCATTCAATGGTCAAGTTGGAACTGCCGGTCAGGTCTTGCAAAGCAATGCAACTAGCGCACCAACTTGGGTAACACCCGCTGCCAAATGGGGTGATTGATGTTTGGCTTTTCAGCCTTTGCCGCACTCCCGTTTAGCACTCTTGCGGCAAATGCGCCGCCGCCAATAGTTGAAATTCCGCTTGGCGGGCATTTTGGATTTGATGAGAAAAAGCGCGGAGAACAATGGGATGCTGACCGGCGGGCTGAAGGACAGCGCAAGCTAAAGTTGCGCGAAGCCTTGTTTGGCTTGCCGCCAGCCGAACGTGAAGAAATAACCAGCGCACCAATTCAGGCCATAGAAATTGCCGCCCGTGACCCGATTGACTATGCCGCCATGATGGAAAAAGTAAGGCAGCTTGAATTTCGGATAAGATTGCGGCGTGATGACGAAGAAATCGCACAACTACTGGAAATGCTATGAAAGAAACATGGGTTTTCCCGTCTGACGGCTCCGAGCCGTATGAGAAGAGCAAAGGGTCGCCCGCCGACCGCATGATGGTGTATGGCGACATTGAGCCTTTTCGGTCGCCTGATGGCAAAATGATCATGGGCCGTTCCCAATGGCGCGAACACTTGAAGGCAACCGACACCATTGAGATGGGCCATTCGGATGTCAAATATGCTCAAAAAGAGTGGCAAAAGAAAAAAGAGGCACACACCGCCCGCTTGCGTGGACAAGTGGCACGGGTGCAAGAATTTGACCGTCCAGGCGCACCCATTGCGCCGGTGCAGCGCAGCAACTTGAACGTGGAGATGGCAAATCGGCTGCACAACCGACCGCCGCCTGAGCGCAAGGAAATGATCAAAATGACCCTCGACCAAATGAAAAGGATGAAATGATGGAAAACGAAGTTGTCGCACCCGACACGACCGAATTAGTTTCAACACCCGAAACGTCCACGCCTGCGCCAGCCGAGCCACCAAGCCGTGCCGATACGATCCGCGAGGCATTGGCAAAAACATCATCTGATTCTGCAAACCAAGGCAAAAGCCCAAGCCAACCCCGTGAAAAGGGCAAATTTGCACCAAAATTCCCAACCGGCGAATCTCAAGCGCCCAATACGCCCGAAAAACAACGGGTGGATATGCCCAAATCCCTGCGGTTGGAACTGAAAGACCATTGGGAAAAAGCCCCGCAAGAACTTCAGCAAGCCTTTGCCCAACGCGATGCCGATTACGAAAAAGGCATCAGCCAATACAAATCACGGGATGCCGAAGCACGGGCCATCACCGAGCAATTTGCCCCATATGAGTGGATTCTGCGGAACGAAAACACCACGCCAGCGCAGGCAATTGCTCCCCTTTTGCAGACTGCGGCCTTGCTGCGGACGGGTACACCGGCGCAAAAGAGCCAGGCCGTAGCCCACATGATTCAACAGTTTCAGATTCCAATTGACCAAGTTTCTGCACATTTGGGCGGGACTGCACCAATTCAGCAAGATTCGCATTACAATGAACTCGCGCAACAAGTACAGCAACTGACGCAACACATAACGCAGCAGCAGTACCAAGCGCAGAAATCGAATGAAAACAGGGCACTCTCTGTTATCCAGCAGTTTGCGAGCGACCCCGCAAATATGCACTTTGAGGCAGTCTCCGACCGGATGTTGCAGCTTCTCCAAGCGCCACAGGTTTTAGGTGACACAAGTCAGATGTCCGAACGCGAGAAATTGCAATTGGCATATGACACGGCAGTTAGGCTCGATCCGCAATTAGCGCAAACTTTGTATGCTCAACAGCAACAACAAGCGCAGGCGACAGCCCAAGTGCAAAGAGCGAGAACAGCGGCGGTAAGTGTGCGCGGCGCACCTGGTGGCAGCGCAAACCCCGTCATTAATCAATCGGATCGAAGGGCCGTGATAGCCAATGCGCTACGGTCTTTCGGTTAACTAGGAGTTAGTCATGGCATTCGCAAATGCAAACTACTCGGACGTTTTGGCAACGACCATTGAATCGCGTTCCGGCACAGTCGCCGATAACGTGACCAAAAACAATGCTTTGCTGACCCGTCTGCGTGAAAAAGGACGGTACAAGCCGTTCACCGGCGGTTCGACCATTCTGCAAGAATTGTCGTTCCAAGCAAACTCAACCGCAATGTACTACTCGGGCGCTGAAGTCTTGGACATCAGCCCTGCGGACGTTATCAGCGCGGCTCAGTTCCCCATCAAGCAGGCCGCAGTCGCTGTGACCATCAATGGCTTGGAAATGCTCCAAAACAGCGGCGAAGAACAGATTATTGACCTGTTTGACGCACGTTTGGACGTTGCCGAGGCATCGATTGAGAACTTGATTTCGACCGGTATTTATTCGGACGGCACAGCCAACAACGGCAAGCAGATCACCGGTCTGCAAGCTATGGTGGTCGCTAATCCGGCAACCGGCGTGGTCGGCGGTATCGATCGCAGCACATGGTCTTTTTGGCGCAATCAGACGTTTGACTTTTCAAACGACCTCGGCGTGTCCGCATCGTCTTCTAACATTCAGACCGGTTTCAACCGCCTGTATGCCAAGACCTCGCGTGGTAGCGATGTGGTTGACTTGATCTTGTTGGATAACAACCTGTGGGGATTCTTCATGTCTTCCCTGCAAAACATCCAGCGTTTCCCTGGCTCTAGCAAGATGGCTGAACTCGGCTTTGTTGCAAGCAAGTACATGAACGCTGATGTGGTGTTGGACGGTGGTATCGGCGGCAATATCCCCGCCTCTACTGGCTATTTCTTGAATAGCAAGTACATCTTCTTCCGACCACACACCAACCGCAATTTCGTCCCAATCGGCGATGAACGTATGTCGACCAATCAGGACGCGATCGTTCGTTTAATTGGGTGGGCGGGAAATATGACAGCCTCGGGACTCCAGTTCCAAGGCGTAATGACCGAATAAGGAGAATCATTATGGCTGATTACGTCACCGATGGAAAAATTGGTATTGACCTAACCGCAACCTATGCGTCTACGTCTGCCGGTTCCACTACCCTGTTCCCCGTTACCCCTGGTACTCGGGTCGGCACTTCCAATAACGGCGTGTACATTTTTGCCCGCGCCGAATCCGACATTGCTCAGTTTGATGCGGTGATCATGTCCACATACTCTGATTCGGCGAGTTTGACTCCCGTGATGCGTGCTGTGCCCGTGACCACCACAAATGCTGCTGCGTTGGGTTACAACATGGTTGGCTTTGCACAAACCGCAATTGCTTCCAGCTACTATGGCTGGATCGGCATTAACGGTATGCTGCGCGTCAACTTGTTGATTGCTTGCAATCCTAAAGTGCCTTTGTACACCACAGCGACCGCTGGTAAATTGGACGATACAACCGTATCTTCCGGTTATATCCAAGGTATCGTGGCTAACACCTCGGCAACCTCGGCATCTGCACCATATTGCATGGTCAACAATGCTGGCTTACTGACATCTAACCCTGTCTAAAGCAAACTGATGCCCCGCCAAAGAAGCGGGGTGTCTTTTTGATGAGTTTTTTACC